ATTTTTTGTGTAGCAGGGCTAACAGTAAATGGACCTAGTGATGAACTTGCTGCAGTATCGTTTGGAAAATCTCTTAAATCAAGTTGCACGATTGCGTTTCCTGTTTGTGATAAAAAGTCTGGCAACACTCGACTTATTCTCATCATCGTATCACCATCGCCTTGTAATCCTTCACGTTGACCAATATCAAAATCACCTGATTTAATATTTGCAGTAATCGCTGTTGTTTGCCCTGACAACACTTGATTAAGTCCTGTTTCATGTTGATAGTAAACAGAACAACCATCTTGATTACCTTGTACATAAGTTGTTGATGTAGAACTCACATTTGAACTATCATCATAATCTGTTGCGTGTGGTTTACCAAAAATTGCAGAATCAGACCAAGCCGTTCTATCAAGTGTACCAATTGACCAGATAGGTCTTGCGGCTGTTGAGTCTAAATAATTATAAGATACCATTCGATTAACTGTGTTTGACCCGGCGTTTGGATAAAACCACATTACTTCACCAAACAAGTTATTTAATGCAGCGTTAATGTGTTGTCTTGGTGTTGTATTTAAATCATCAAAAACATGATCTTCAACCAAACACGGTAGTGATTCTAGTTTACCAGTATATCTAAAGAAACCATTCTCTGACATCCAATAGGCTGTTCCATCAACTTCAACCGCAGCGTTCTGTCCAATCAAACCACAGTTGGTTCCAACTTGTTGAAACGAGAATGTAAAAGGTGGTCCAACAAAACGCATAATAAATAATGCCGTATCGGTCCAAACATAAATTGCATCACGACCACGAATAGCTCCAACGATCCGTGATCCGTCGGCCAGTCTTTGTGTACCTGCAGTATTGGTTGATGATGGGGTATACGATGTTGTAGCATTAATACTTTCTTGATCTGAGAATCTAATAAACATCGGATCTTTGGTTGACTTTGTACCAATCGTTGTTTCAGTTCCAAAAAATATTAAGTGTCTATCTGGTGCAGATACTAAAGTTGTAGCTGTTGCTGTTGGTGCGTTTGCTAATATTGTTGCACGAGTTGAGTTTGCAGCGGTTGCTTCTGAGTTCCAACTAAATGTTTCACCACCGTTAATCGTTGCAATTAGTAAATTACCAAAGTTATCAAGCGACCATATTCCTGGTGCAGTAACAACATCTCCTGATGGCGCACTGTTCCAAGCAGCAAAAGATGCAGCATCCGTTACCGTTGCTGCAGAATCATGTGCTGCAGCAGTTGTTCCTTGTGCTCCTCTTGTTAGACCTGATAGTGTTCCAGAATCATTGTTAGCTGTGTAAGTTATAAGTTCAGTTCCAATCAATACTGTTCCAGATGAAGAGAACGAAGATGAACTCGCCATGGTTAAACTTGTAGCACTATCTGTTAAAGATGATGATAATGTAGATGTAAACTGTCCTGATAATCGACCACCCCATTGTCCAAGACCCCAACCCGTTGCTGCTGTCTCTAATGCTAAACCTACAGGATAATAATACTGAACACGTATACCTCCAGATGTCGTTGCACCAGAACCAGACTCGTTAGACGGCATGGTAATAGTAATTGTTGTATCAGATGGAATAGTAGTAACTGCAAATTTTTTATCTTCAAAATCAGTAGAACCAAAATTAGAATTTGTAATCGATGAAAAGTTATCTAGTAAAATAACGTCTCCAACGTTTTCAATATTATGTGCACTAGCAAAAGTAATCGTAACCGTTGATGATCCGTTAGTAGTTGTAAACGCACTCGTTAATGTTGTTGTCGATTTAATTGGATGCACGTCATAAAAAACACCACCTGAATAAACATACAATACTCTGTTGGTTCCAAGCGCTGCGTATTTAATACCTCCTGTTGTCACAAAGTGATGAATAGCAGTATTACGACCTGTAATTTTTGTATCACCAAGCTGAGTCCAACCACCTATTTTTTCAGGAATACCATATCTAAATCTAACGTTATCACAATCAGTCCATTGTCCTTCACCACTAGAAGAACTAATTTGTTTATTTATTCCTGGTGCAAATCTTAATTTTTGTAACATAATTTACTCCGCATTATTTGGTACACCTTTAGAATTTACTTGTGGTGATTCTGCAATCGCCAAATAAACATATTTATTATTATTATCATTAGTTTCTGATCTTGTGTTTCTAGGTTTAAATCCATTACTATAAAAATCTAAATTAAAATTTGATGATTCACCTTCAGCTTCACTTTCATTAGGATAAATGTATTTATCTCTTGGATTAAATAAATTTCTTTTATTATCTTGTATAATCCACTTATAAGAGCCAGTTGAATGATTTTTTACATATATGAAAGCAGGTTTAAAACCTGTATATATAAAAGCTCCATCGTTTGACCCAACACCAGTATAACTACCTACTTTACAATATCCTTGAACACTATGAATACAAACAACATTAAAAGTACTACCGCTATTATTTGTTGCTGAATCTGTTCCAACAGTAATAACACTACTTGTAGGTGCTGTATCATTAAACATATTTGAATCTGTGCCTGCAGTATCTGTTGTATCTTGACGTAAAAATTTTCCACCGCCTAAAGCGTCCCAAAATGAAATTCTATTAGTGCTACCTGCTGATATATTTTTTATCCAAAAAGTTTCTGGTGCAGCAGTTAAACCATGACCAACTGTTGCATTAGAACCACTTCCAGTAAATTGTAAAATACTTATTCCTGCTGTAGTATTTGCTTGTACTGTGCTTGTGATTCCACCATTTGAATTTGATGATGTTGATCCTTCGCCAACATTCCAATTCCATGTACAATAAGTATCAGAACCATCATTTACAGCATCATTAGCTCCAGTTGAAAATCCATCTGTGTCAAATGATGATAAACCATCTGTTTGAGTGTCTTGTGCATTGTTGCTATTTAAATCTAGTTTTTTATTCGCTCCTCTTGTTGAATCATACTGAATACCACCATTACTAGCATTTCTTTGTTTTACCCAGACGATGTCTGGTTTCATATTCTCACTACCATCAAACGTAATTGATTGTGTGCTACCATTACCAGTATATGTTTTTACTTGAAAGTATAACTCTGGATTATCTACTGTTGTATAAGCCATCTATCCTCCATACTCCGCTAAGTTTTTAGTGCATATCGCAAAATATCCTGATGGTACAGAAAATTCAAAATTACCAAACCCTTCACTATCTGAATTACCTGATGAAATAGAAAAACTAGGATTACCAAAATTATATTCTAATGTGCTAGTGCCAGAAACTCCAACAGAATGTCCTGCATAAATTGTTACTGGAGCTGCTAAAACTGTTGCACTATTTGTAACGAAACCACTTCCTGATGATGGATCACCACCAGTATTTGATGAACTATAATTAAAAAAATTACCATTTATTCCGACATATAGTTTTGTGTTGTCCATATCTAACGCAAACTGAATTATGTCGCCAGTAGAATAACTATTAAACCCATCTATTTCGTTATTTGATCCAGCAGTTATTATGTTAAATCTTCCACTTGTTGTACAAGTAAATTCAAAACCAGAAAAATTACCTTGTATTGTGCTTGTTGAATTTGATGTAACACTCTCAAAAGCTGCTACTCCTGCTCTTGTTCTATCTGAACCAGCATCTGCAGTAAATTTAACTTCAAAATACCATTTACCTTTTGAAAGCATTATATTAGTACCATAAAGTCCAAATGTACCTGATCCACTTTTGTTTACCTTACAATTACCTTCAGATAATGTAAAGTTACTTGCAGTTGGGTGAGTTGAAGTAAAAGTACAAAAGTTATTTGTGCAAGTATCCACACATTGATCTATTGCTGCTAAGTTAGTTAAACTAAAATCATTACCATTTCCAGACGTATCATCACCTAAAGCTGAACTATCTTTAAATTCAAGATAAGACCCATTAGTACCAAAAGTAACATCATCTTTAAATTCTTTTGGTTTCCATATTGTAGGACTATTAGAGTCAAATTCTCCAAAGTCAGTTGGTGCAAGTTGAGCACCATCAATATATGCAACTTCACATAAATAACCAGGAAAAAATGTTCCTGATCTTCCACCAAAATTTATTATGTTGCCACTATTATTAATATTTATATCAGTATTTAATGATGGATAACTTGCTGAATCTAAATCTGTTTCTTCTACTCCATTAACATAAAGTCTAACTCTATTAGCTTCAGTAGATTGACTAGTATCTACTGCAAAAACTATATGATAAAATGCACTTTCATCTCTAAATAATCTTTTAGTTCTTAACCTAAAAACATAAGCACCACTTATGTAGGCATCAAGACGCATTTTTCTGTCAGCGTTTATCTCCATGGTAATCATATTATTACCAAAACTTCCATCAGGATCTACGCCAAAAGGCATAGCATCATTTGTGCCATAGGCACTAAGTTTCATCCAAAAAGATGTAGTAAATATTTTAGTGCTTCCAGAAGAACTTATTGTTCTTGTTATTTTAGAACTACTAGCCGCATCAAATCTTAATGAATTATCTACGTTGTATCCTGTTTCTCTAACTGAATTTGCTCCAAGAATCGTAGGCATTAAACTACCTCTGTTGGAAACTCTCCAAGGGGTCTTGTAATTGAACCATCTTCATTTTTAACATAAGTCATTAATGTTTCTAATGCAGCAACATCAGAACAATTATCTATTGATGTTTCCATTTCATTTACTTTAGTCCTAACATTTGTTCTGTAGGTGGACACATTACTTGGAACTGAATAAGATGAAACTTCTGTTGCTTTTGTGACATACCAGTCTGTTTTAGATAATAAACTATAAGCCTGTGTATTAAACTTTTCTTTATAAATTGTTTTTAATCCTTTGTCTTTAACTTCTCCCTCTGTGCCTAAACCATCTGTTTCGTCTTGTGCTGTGAATAAAGTATCAGCTATTTGTTTTGCAGTGGCTGTTCCATAAGAACCTGTAACTTTATTATCTGCAAAAGCATAAGTAATGTTTGTATTAATATAATATTCTTCATCTTTTTTATTTGTGCTATCTATTTCGACTGTGTAAATACCTATTGCGTTTCTATCACTTTCACTCCAAAGTGAAAAAATTGATTTTGAATATTGAGTATCCCCAATGACAATACCTTTATTACCTGCAAAATATTTTGTTATTGATCCTGATTCGACTAATGCAAACATATTATGATAACGTTAAGTTTAGATTTCTTCCGACTTCTAAAAATTTTGAGCCGTTATATCTAAACACAAACAAGTCTCCTTTACTAGCTGTTGTGGTTAATGTTGGTGCTGTGTCTGCAGTAAATTCATACACAGCGTTAAATGATAATGTTCTTGATCCTGTGCCATCTTGTATAACAAGTAGTGAAACAAACTGGCCAGCGACAGCGTTTGATCCTGCACCTAAAGTTCTATTTGCACCTAGTGTTACTTTTGCAACAGGAGATGCCGCAACATCCCAAGAAATAGTTGATGCATCTGTTAGTGTGGCTTCTGCATTAAAAGCTGCAGCACCAAATATAGAAGTACCTCCAGCTGACATATCTAAAGTTAACGCTGTTACAGCAGCTCCACCATCATCACCTTTAAATATAATATCTTTGTCTTGAACACTTGAAGTTATAACTGCATCACTAGAACTATTACTAATATCAAGAATTGAAGTTCCACCAGATTTAAATGTTACATTGTTACCCGCTGCATCTAATATTATGTCAGCAGCAGCATCAACAGTAAGATTATTAGCTGCAATGGTCATGTCTGTGCCATCACCTGATATTGTTTCTGAAGCTCCACCAAATTGTATGAAAGAATCGTTTCCTAAAATAATATCATGATTAAATGTAGCTGTTCCTGCATCACTACCATCTAAAGTTAACATAGTAATATCTGCAGTATTGTCTGTGCCTTTAAATATAATATCAGTATCATTAGCTGCTGCATCGATTGTAATATTTCCAGAACTAGTTGATATCGTTACTGCTGCGTCACCAGTTGAAATATCATCTGCAGCGATTGATGAAACTGACTGTGCAGCAAAAGATAAGTTTCCAGAACCATCTGTTTTTAATACGTGGTTATTAGATCCGTCTGCTGATGGTAAAGTAAAGGTAACATCACTAGTTGAAGCTGGTCCTTGAAGTGTAATAGCATTTGTTCCATTATCTGAGTCTTCAAAAAATTTAACAAACCCAGCACCTGTTGCACCATTTTTAGTTTCAATACCTGCGTTAGCTGTTACTCCTGCATTAAATGAAGCTGCACCTGCAGCTGACATATCTAATGTTAAAGCTGAAACCGTAGAACCACCATCGTTACCTTTGATAATAATATCTTTATCTGATACTTTTGATTCTATAATTACATCGCTTGATGAGTTATGAATACGCATCATCTCAGTGCCATCATCTTCATAAATAATACCACTACCTGCTGTGCCAGCATCTAATGTAATACCACCTGCAGATTCTACATTAATAGAATCAACTGCAGTTCCATCAGATACAATATCTAAATCACCGTCTGCGTTAGATCCAATGGTTAAACCAGAATCTCTAAACTGTATAACACTAGCTGCATTTAATAAAATACCTGTATCTGCAACGTGTGTAATCGTTACGTCTTGATCATCTCCTAAATTAATAACTGCAGCATCAGCTAAAAATAAATCTGAAAATTCTAAAGATGAAGTACCAAGAGCTGCTCCATCACTTGCATCTGGAACAAAAGCTGTTGTTGCTGTAATTGTGGTTCCTTGAACTGTGCCAGTAGAAGTAATTGCACCAGATCCAACTGTTCCTGCTAGTGTAACGTTAGCTCCACTAAATGTTGCAGCAGTTGTTGTTCCTGATTTTATAATTAAATTACCAGATGAATTAGTTAAACTTCCGTAAGTTGTACCAGCATCTTTTAAAAATACATCTGCACCATCAGCATCTAAAACAATATCTCCTGCAGCATCAAGAGTTAAGTCACCAGAACTTAAATCTATTTCAGTTCCATCAATAGTAATGTTGTCAACGATAACACCAGCATTTGCTGTAACTGTTGAATTAAAAGATGCAGCTCCTGCTGCAGACATATCTAGTGTTAATGCAGTGATTGCAGCTCCACCGTCATCACCTTTGACAATAAAATCTTTATCTTGAACACCTGTTGTAATAACAAAATCACTAGAAGAATTTGATAGTGTTGCAATTGTTGTGCCACCATCTTTAAATAAAACATCTGCACCATCAGCGTCTAAAACAATATCAGCAGGTGAATCTATTGTAATATCTCCACTTGACGTTGCGATTGTAACTGCAGCATCTCCCTCTGAAATATCATCAGCTGCAACACCTGCTGCAAAACCTGTATCAACAATATTTGTTCCATCTGCAAAAACTAATTTTGAAGTTTTTTCTGTTGCAGCAAAAGTAACTCCAGTTCCTGAGGCTGTTTTAAACTGAACCGTGTGTGATCCTGATGTTGCGTTTTTTACAATGTAAACTTTTTCTAATGAGTCTGGAACCGTTACAATTTGATTACCTGTTATTGTTCCTGTTAATTCAATAATTGCTTGTCTTGCATCACTACCAACCGTAGCATTCGTAATACTTAATGCAGTTGTTTGTGAACTACCAGCGATAGATTTTGCAACATAACCAGATGTAATTTCTTGAAACATCTGTAGGTTAACATTAGTTTTATCACCCCAAAGACCCGATGCTTCTCCTGTTGCTATAAGTTCTATTCCTAGTGTTGAAAATGATGATGCCATATTTTAATCCTAAGGTGTTGGAGAGTTGACTGGTATTCTGATTGTGCCATCAGTGTAGTCATCTCTTCTACGTTGTCCTATTTGTTCGCCTCCAAATTTTTGTATCTCAGTTTGATATCTTCGTTCATAGTATTGTATCATATCTTGTGGTCCTTTCAAGAATCCAAATGCTTCTACTAAACATGCGTACAATAAACCATTAGGAAAGTTTAAACTAATATAACTTGTTTCATTACTGCTTGCTTCTAATTTATCTGGAATCTTTGTAAAGTGTATCTGAACCACATATGCTTGATCAGGCACAGGCACTACTCTAATTTTGCCTGAGTTTGTTGCTCCGTCGCCAGTCCCACCTTGACCCATAGCATAATATTTAGGTTGGCCGGTAGAAGTATTAGCTGAAATATACTCCTCTAAAAATGTTACATCTTTTTTAATTAAATATTTATTAGCACCTGTTGATCCAGAAGTTGCATCAAATACTTGCACTGCTCTAACAACGTGTGCACCAGCAGGTGAATTTACAAAGTCTTGATCAGTTGTAAAGTTTGTAACTTGTATATCTCTGTAAGCATCAATTGGAACATCTCTATATATTCTATACTCAGCATCTAACACGATACCCTCAATAATAGTGTCAGATAAAACAGTGCTACTAACTTCTGTGTAGTTTCTAATTTTTGTTCTTAAATTTGTATAACTTATTCCTGACATATTAACTCTCTAATGTAGCTGGTCCAGAGGTGCAAAATTCTCCTCCTCCAGATACTCCTCCCGTTGTAGCGGTATTAGTATCAACAGTAAAGGTATAAAAGTCATCTGTTGTACCACTAATCACATTACCACTAGAATCTTTTCTACCAACTGTAATAGAATAACCTGCTGACTTTGCAATATTTGATCCGGTTACACCATCAAAACTTTTAGGGTTTTCAAAACCATCTGGATCTGATGTTGTTGATACTGGTCCTCTAAATCTAACTGTATCTCCAGTTGATCGACCATGACCTTTTTCAGATACATTTATAATACCAGATCCTGAAGCCATTGTTTCAAATGAATTTGGTTCTAATAATATTAACGCTTCTGGTTCTGTTCGATCAGTTCTAGAGTCTTTTAAACCTTGTGGGTCACCAGCATATGCACGTGGCTCTAGTTGTGGATGTTTAGATTCATATTCTGATACATGCACTAAAGATCCATTCCATTCTTTAACCATTTCTCTATATGGAAATTCCATACCTGACCTATCAGATATTGCTTTTGAATGTTTACCTTTTGCAAATCCTGTCATTAGACTCCCTCACCAAAATAAGTTTTAGGTGTAATAAATGAACTAGAAGAAGATCCATCTTCTGCTAATGCTCTCGCAAATTCATCTTCATATAATAATTTCATTGTTTGTATTCTATCTGGTGCATATTTTTGTGCTAAATAATAAGATAATCCTGATACCATACAAGGCACAAATCTGTATGGAATATCCGTTGCATCAGTGTATGTAGCATCCACATCTTGTATTCTTTTTACGAAATAAATGTGTAGATCTTTTGATGCATTAGATGAATCAGCAGTTGGATAAACAGTCAGTGTTGTTTTATCAATTAGTCTTTGCACATAATATTGTGATGGTGTGCCTTTTGATAGTTTGTTTGCTAATGCAGAATAAGCTGCTCTATTTATTTTTGAAAGAGCTTGATCAGCTTGTGTAGTTTGTGTTCGATTAGTTCTAAGAGTTACTTCTAGTATATCAGCCACACCAAAAACACTTGATGGTGCATTGGTTGTTGAACTTGTTCCATCACCTGATGATCTAAAAAAATTATATTCTGTTTGGCCTTCAATTAAATCTATATTAGTTTCTCCAACCTCCCAATAATGAACACCTCTGTTACCCCACTCTTGAAATAGAATATTTAGAGATCTTCTTGCTGTTTTTAATTGATATCCTGAAACAGATTGTAATCCGATTCTTTCGTATGCCTCTTCAATAATCTCATCGACTGCAAAAGTTTTATCAAACGTTACTGTTCCAGAAGTAGTATTAGCCATCTACCCTCCTAGTAATTTTTTATAAACTCTGCAACAACTGTATAAGTATTTCCATCATCAGCTGCCCCCGGAACAACAAAATTTACGTCGTTTTGATTTGAGTTTGATGAAGTGTTTGCTGGTATTCCACCAAATTCTCTAAAGTCCCAGTATCCAGAATCTATTAAAGTTACGATTGGAATATCTCCATCGGAATCTTCATAGTCTAAACGAGCAAAAGAATCTTGACCGTCTCCATTTGAACACGACCACCAAATCCTTTGTAAACTTACTGTAGTGCAAGACTGCCCTTGAGCGTTAGCTGCTAGTGCAGATACATCTGCAAATACAGTTGTTCCACCGGTTCCATCTGATTGGTTTACTATTTTTATGGTCACTCTCTTGTCATTTTGTTGCAAGATAGTTGGACCTGTTACTGTGTCTGCCATTGTTTCCCTCCTTAATCAAGAAACTGTGGGGGCCAAAGCCCCCACAAATTATATATTACTGATTCGCGAATGCAGGTGCATCTGCACTTTCTGCATAACCGTGAATAAAGTAATTCGTACTATCTTTAGCTACAATATTAATTTCAAAGCAACCAAAATCTGTAAGAGTTAACTTTGAGTTAGAGCTTCCGTTAGAGTAAATTGATGCGTTATCAGCATTTGAATCTAAATGAACGATACAACCAATGAAAAAGTTAGTATTCCCTGGTGTTACGATAATTAGATTTTCTGCTTCTTCTGCAGCGCCGCCATAGATCAATTTGTAAGTTTGACCAGCAACTGGTGCAGGTAAAGTAATTGTTCTGTTAGCTGCGATTGCAGGAACCACAAGAGTTCTTCCACTGTGTGTTGCAGCGTCAAGAGTTTTATTCTCATCTCCTAATGCTACGGGTGCATCACCCATAGTGATGATTTCAGTAATAACTCCAGTAGTAGAGTTTTTACTCACAGTTTTAACTGTGCTTTCAGATCTAACTGGACCTGAAAAAGTTGTTGTTGCCATAATTATATCCTCCTAGTTTTGAACATGGTCTCTAGGCCGTCGACTATACTCGTCCATGCTCAAATTAATTGTATAGTAATTTTTCTATATATCAGATTATTGAAAAGTGCAAGGTATCCTTACAAAGTGTAACCACTTTTATGTGTTGCCTAGTTAGCTAGCGAAAAGATGTGTTTCTAAATCTTTAGCGTTTCTAGGGCTTTCTTGCTCTCTTAGGATAGATCTAATTACTGTTTTGATCTCATCTCCTAGAGCTGACATTTCAGGTGTCACTTGTCCTTGGTTTTCAAGAAACATCTCGTTCCATTTAGACTCGAGTCTTAGTTTCTTCGAGAACAGTAACATTTTGTCTTCTGCCATCTTCAACCTCCTCGTAGGTTATATAAAAACCTGCATTATATCTTAACAGATTTGGTTCCCATTCTATATCATTTTTTCCTATATAGTCAATGATTTCTTTATGGGCATCTTTCATTTGAGAGATAGGTTCTTTTCTTTTAATATTAAATTTAGTTTGTAATTCTTTGGTGTAAATTTTAAAAACGTATTCTTTCATGAGTTTCTTAATAGCATAAAAAAAGGGGGCCCGAAAGCCCCCTTTAGTTGTAATATTTTAATTATTACGCTCCTGGTGATCCGAAGATACCTCTAGGGTCTGAGAATCCAAATGAATATCTCTCTCTAGCTTTGTATCTAACGTTTCCAGTAGTGAAGTCACCTTCCATAGCTGTTTTCACAGGTG